CATAGCTTCATATGGCACATTTTCTACGGGCATAAATATTCGTAATCTTCATAATATCATATTTGCTTCACCATCAAAATCAAAGATTCGTAATCTCCAATCAATTGGTAGAATACTTAGATTGGGTGATAATAAAACTGAAGCTTGCTTATATGACATTTCCGATGACTTCAGAACAGGTAAATATACCAATTTTACATTGAAACATTTTGTGTCCCGTGTTAAAATATATGATGACGAAAAGTTCAATTACAAATTTTACAATATAGAGTTAAAAAATGGATAACGTTAAAATTTTAAGATTACAATCGGGTGAAGATATCATTACACAATATACCGAGAATGAAAAAGAAAGCACATTGCTTCTAAGTTATCCTATGGTTGTCATTTTCAAGAGAATGTCTGAAGGAAGATGTGTAATGTTTATGTCACCTTGGTTGCCGGTAGAATTGGTTGAACATAATTTTACCAGTATTTACATGCAAGATGTGTTGACTGTGTTTGAACCTAAACAATCTTTGCTTAAGTATTATGAGAAAGCAGTGAATGCACTTGCAGAAAGAATCGAAGAAGAGGCAGAGATGATAGACTCAAATTTGATTTCTGGACCAGAGAACTCACAAGACTATGATAGTGAGGATGAAGACGATGAAGAGGGTATCTCAGAAGAAGAATCAACTATCACCGTAACTAGTAATAAAGTGATACATTAAACTACAACACACGCATTATAAAGCACTTGTGAAGACCTGTCAATAGCTAATAAGGTAATATTATGGAAAAGCCAAAGAAAAAACCCCACTACGTAAACAATGGCGATTTTTTGAAGTCACTCATTGAATACAACGAAAAATGCAAAGAAGCCAAAGCAAACAATACTTCTGAGCCGATTGTGCCGAATTATATAGGTGAATGCTTTATAAAAATTGCAGAGCACCTATCTCGCAAACCAAACTTCATTTCTTATTCGTTTCGTGATGAAATGATTGCCGTTGGCATTGAAAATTCTCTGATGTATTTCCGTAATTTTGATCCTTTGAAATCATCAAATCCATTTGCATATTTCACACAGATCATATACTTTGCTTTTCTTCGTAGAATAGCAAAAGAGAAGAAGCAATTATATGTCAAGTATAAAGCCACTGAACAGTTTGGCTTGCTTGATGAAAATGAAACGTTTGAGGATGAGAATGGTAATCCACAGCAATTTCAATTGTATGATAACATCTCAGAATTCATTCAAACATTTGAAGAAACAAAGAAAAACAAAAAGAAAGTAAAGAAAAAAGGCCTTGAGAAGTTTTTCTCAGATGATATTCCACCAACAGATGAAAACTTGGAGATTAAATAATGATAGATTTGCCCGATAATATAGTAGGTAAACCAGTTGGATTTACATGTTCGACATTTGATCTTTTACATGCTGGTCACATTCTAATGCTCTCTGAAGCAAAACAAGTGTGTGATTACTTGATTGTTGGATTACAGATTGATCCTTCAATTGATCGTCCACAATTAAAAAATGCGCCAGTGCAATCGATTGTAGAAAGATATGTTCAATTATCATCTGTCAAATATGTTGATGATATCATTGTATATCAGACAGAAAAAGACCTTGAAGATTTGTTAATGTTCTTGCCTATCACTATCCGCATCATTGGCGAAGAATATCAGAATGCAGAATTCACTGGTAAAAAGATATGTGAAGATAGAAATATAAAGATGTATTACAATCAGCGCAAGCATAGCTTTTCAACAACAGAACTTCGTAAACGTGTAACGAGTAGAACACCGCTATGAGGATTGCTCTTATAAATGATACTCATGCTGGTGCACGTGGTGACAGTATGCTGTTTAATGAATTCTTTTTCAAGTTTTGGGAAGGCACATTCTTTCCATACCTGAAAGAAAATAATATCAAACATATCGTCCATTTAGGTGATGTTGTTGACAGAAGAAAATTCATTAACTATGTTATCTTGAATTCATGGCGTAAACGATTCTTTGATGTTCTGGTCGATGAAGGTATCAGCATGGATATCATTGTCGGTAATCATGATGTTACTTACAAGAACACCAATGAAATTAATGCAATGCATGAATTGTTTGCTCACTATGATAACATCAATGTGTATATTGATGCTGTTGAGATGGAATATTCTGGATTGCCAGTTGCTCTTGTGCCATGGATCAATTCATCTAATTATGAAAACACAATTGATTTCTTACAAGAAACTAAATGTGAGGTTGTAATGGGGCACTTTGAAATTGCAGGCTTTGAAATGGATCGTGGTAGTATTTGTCACACTGGTCTTGATACAAAATTATTTGATCGATTCGATATGGTTCTATCTGGACACTTCCATCACAGATCATCAAGTGGTTCAATTTATTATTTGGGTAATCAATATGAAATGACTTGGGCAGACTACAATGATACCCGTGGATTTCATGTGTTTGATACCAATACGAGAGAGTTGGAATTTATTCCTAATCCAAACAAAATGTTCCATCGATTGAGTTATGATGACAAGGTGCAAGATTTTGCATTCTGGAAAGAATATGATTACGCTTCTCTAGAAGGAACTTATGTGAAAGTGGTGGTGGTAAACAAACAGAACCCATATATGTTTGATCTTGTCATAGACAATCTCCAAAAAGCAAACGTTGCCGACATTGCTGTTGTTGAAGACTTTTCTGATGTTTCGGTAAATGAAGACTTGGACTTGATTGATCAGGCAGAAGATACTATCACTATACTGAATAAGTATATTGATGGGTTGACAAACAACTTAAACTCTGATAAAATGAAGAGTCTTATGAAGGAACTGTATGTTGAAGCCATTAACCTAGAAAAAGTAGAATGATATATTTCAAAAAAATTCGGTATAAGAACTTCTTAAGCACAGGTAACTATTTCACTGAGATTCTATTCGACAAGTCACCTAATACGTTGGTTGTTGGTTCGAATGGCGCTGGCAAATCCACAATGCTTGATGCATTGTGTTTTGCTTTATTTGGTAAAGCATTCCGAAGTGTTAATAAGCCACAATTGCTTAACAGCATCAATCAAAAAGATTGTGTCACTGAATGTTATTTTTCTGTTGGTCTTAAGCAGTATAAAATTGTTCGTGGTATTAAACCAAACATTTTAGAAATCTATTGTGATGACCAGCTTATTAATCAAGATGCAGCGACAAGAGACTACCAAGAATACCTTGAGAAGTTTATTCTCAAACTTAATTACAAATCATTTACCCAAATTGTAATTCTTGGTTCAGCATCATTTGTTCCATTCATGCAATTATCTGCTGCTGATCGTCGTGCAATTATCGAAGATTTGCTTGATATTCAGATATTCTCTACAATGAATAATGTTGTTAAGAATAAATTGAGTGCCAACAAAGAACAGATTACTCTGAATAAGAGTCAATATGAAATTGCTAATACAAAATATGATATGCAACAAAAGCATATTAATCAACTCAAACAAAATAACAAAGAGAAAGTAAATGAGTACCTTGAAGAAATTCGTGGTAATCAAATTACCATACAAAAGATTTCTGTCGAATCAGCGAATACGAATGTTCAAATTGAATCGTTACGAGCATTGGTCTCAGATAAATCTTCTTTTGAGACTAAACTCAAGAAGATTACAAAGCTTGAATCGCAAATTGAAAGCAACATATCCAAATATAAAAATGATATCAGTTTCCTTCAACACAATGACAATTGTCCAACATGTAGGCAAGAAATTGCCTTGGCGTTTAAAGAACAACGAATTGATGAATATGCTGGCAAGGCATCAGAATGTCTGTCGGGATTAAAATTAATTGAAGAGAGGATTATTAATGAACAGGCAAATATTAATAATATTGTTACGATAGAAAAACAGATTCAGCAACATGAAATTAAAATTGCCACTAATGATACAACGATAAGTGAAATCAAAAAGTATATTGCAAAACTGGACAAAGAGATTGAATCATTGGGTTCAGTGAAAGATAATCTTGATGATGAAGATAAAAAAATGATGGTATTGTATGATACACTTCAAGAATTAACCAAAGAGAAAAATCTTCTCCTTGATGAAAAAGTTTATCTTGAATCCGCAGCAGTATTATTGAAAGATACTGGTATCAAGACTAAAATCATCAAGCAGTATTTGCCTGTAATCAACAAGCTGGTAAACAAATACTTGGCATCATTTGATTTCTTTGTTAATTTTAATTTGGATGAGTCTTTCAAAGAGACAATTAAATCAAGGCATCGTGATGAATTTAGTTATGCTTCATTCAGTGAAGGTGAGAAACAGCGTATTGATATGGCACTAATGCTGACATGGAGATCAATTGCTAAACTTAAGAATTCAGCAAATACCAATCTGTTGATTCTTGATGAGATATTTGATTCAAGCTTAGATAACAATGGAACAGAATACTTAATGAGTATATTGCATATGCTTGAAGATGTGAATCTGTTTGTTATTAGTCATAAGGGTGATATTCTGCAAGACAAGTTTAGGTCGTTAATAAGATTTGAGAAAGTCAATAACTTTAGTAAGGTGATGATATGAATGAAGATGACGTTTTAGTAATTGATACTGGTGTTGCTGCTGGAATAAAGAAAGAAGAAGAAATTCTACCGTTACGATTA